GTTTATTGCTTTTTCCCGATTTTGTTTTGCGTTGGCTAGTTTTTTGTTTCGGTATGTTGCTCCGCGCGCAGAGTTACAACTTTTGCATGACGCGACGTAGCCATCTTCGAGCGTGCCACCTTTGTCACTTTCAACAAGATGATCTAATTCTGTTGCTGTGTTTTTCTTACACCAATGGCAGATGGGTGAGTCGCGCAGTAGTTCTGCACGTGCTTGCTTGTAGACCTGTGTGTCGTGTTCGGTTAGTTTGCGTGTCATCTCACGCGCTTCGCTTGTGCTAGCGCGGCGCAAGCGCCTTGCTGTTGATTGTGGTTTGTCGTGTTTGTTGTCGGGTTCATGTTTGTGCTTTCTTTGTTTGTTAACTGTATGTCATCTGCAGGTCAATAGATGTGTGAATGCTCCACCCACCAGATTGCCCATCCTGGTACCCAATTGCATTCAGTCGATTATGTTTACGACTCGCCTCGGCACTTTGCCTTGCTCATTTCGTCTTGCATGATTAAGGGCGCGCCGATCTACCCTTGTTTCCAAGTGTCACCAACTGCCGTGCGAATGGCTTAGGTCGTGCTACTAGCCGATTGTTTATGCTTTGGGATTGCTTAAGGTGTAGAGAATGTACTCCATGTCGCTGGGCTTCCATACAGCTGCATGACAGCCAGCCATCTCACAAGCGTTTAACCAAATCTTTTGTCCAGGCGTTACTTTGCCCTTTTCAGCTTTCAGTTCAATTACTAACGGCCGACCGCTTTGGAATGGATGCACCATAAACAGATCAGGAAACCCTGCATCGCCTTGCACGTTAGTCATCCAGCGTCCTCGACTGTTCTGTGCCGGCAGATCGTGATGCACTAACCAGCCATAACGCTTAGCGACGCTAATCACCATGTCCTTAAAGTCGGCTTCGCTTATCTTGGCGTCAAGTTTCATTTTTTGCCGCGCTTGCGACCAGCAACCGTTCTTGGGTCTTCTGCAAACATCATCACAAACAGCGTCAGCATCAAACCAAGCAGCACGCCAGCAATGTTGACAAGCACAAACAACATCATTTTAAGCGCTCAATAATCTTGCTTGCCTCGTGTGATTTAAGCAGCTCTAACACCGCGCTGTCATCGTTCAATTCACGGTGAATCATCTCCAACAGACCGAGATCATCAAGCCCTGCATCTTTAGCAAGTTTTTTGATGTAGCCAATTTGTTTAGGTGTGGCAAATGCGCCAGAGGGTGTGTGCACTTGCGGTTGTGATGATGTGGTTAGGCGCTCAACCTTTTGCATCTCATTGCGTGACGGCCTAGGGCCACTAGCAGGAGCCTGCAGCGGGCAATTAGCAATAGCGCGACCAATAGCGCTCGTCTCACAGTTCTCCACAAATGAGGTTGCGTTGACGCCGCGGTCGCTTTTGACTTCTTCTGCGTAGCCCGTTGATACTGGCACCTTGTCAAACTTGTCTGCGTACAGTTCGCAATAGAACACGCACGCATCGCCTGTGTAATTCATCATTGACGTGTAAACGCGACCGTTCGGGTATGCAGCCCAAAACCTGACTAGCCGTTGCTCGACTGTCTCATAGTTGTTTAGGTCAAAGCCCATTAGATGCCTGCCCAGACGCTTAGACGTTGTGCATGGTCATGCGCGCCACCGCGCTGGGCGTATGCCAGTTCGCCTGTGTTGCGGATGATGCCACGACGTGCAGCTGCGTTAAGGCGTCCAGCGATGCCCTTAGTAACTGGGAACTGGTCGCCTAAGTGTTTCCAGATGTCGTCAGATGTAAAGAACCCTTTTGTGCGCGCAACGTGCAAGATCGCAGCGTCAACTTCGTTTTGTTGTGGTCGTGTCCAACGCGCATCAGCAGACGACTGTGATGCCACCATCCCTTGGATGAATGGCGCTCGTTTTCTTGCCGGCACACGGCCGTCACATACGAAGTGTGTTTTGCCTGTTATCTCTGGGTAGGCGATTGTTTCTTTGCAGATCGTGCATGTTTTCATTGTCGGAATCTCCTTGTCGGTTAGGAATGTGCTTGTAATGCTTTAATTGCTAAGTCGAGTGTAGTCACATCGTGCAATGGCATTGGGTCTTCTAATGACAGCAAGTTCTTCATGCCTTTGAGACGCTGAATAATGCTTGCGTGCGGATTAGTGCTTATGTTTGCAATTTCGTTAATCAAATTAAAGATTGCCATGTCGTGTTTAGTTGTCATCATTTGCTCCAATACCATTCGTCGGGTTTCTTCTGATAGTTCGCCTTGATTCCATGCCACACCTTCGCTCATTTCACACTCCATGGCCCCCAGCCGAACCCGTAGCGCTCGACTCCGTAGTTGTATATTTCTAATCCAGCGAGCAAGTTAGTCTCGGCGTGTAACAGATCTTCTACCTGTGTGATGATGCCTTTACCAATAAGCCATTTAGTCCATGACCCATTGATTTGAAGTAGGCCGCGCGAACCGCCAAATGGGTCTTTGCGATTGATTGCGTTAGGCGTGCAATTTGACTCGCGCTTCATAATTGACTCCAAGACGGTGCGCTGGTCACGCGGCCAACCAAAGTTGACAGCAAGCGCGCTGAACTGTACACAAGCTGTCGTGTAAGGGTCAATCCAGATGGTGTTGACGGTGGTGGTTGTCGGCTCAATTAAGTAGTTCTGTAGGTCTAACGGTGCTAGGGCAATGGTGCCAGATGGGGCGCTAGACGCGTCAGGAGCCCCTGTAAGCGCCGTAACCCCAAAGACCGTACAAAGCACTAACCCAATGATTTTTTCTGCAAAATAGTTCATCGTTTCTCCAAAGGTATGGGCACGCCCCAAGATGAAGCGTGCGATCTGAATGCGATTTGTCCTTGTAAGTATTTGCCCGAGTTTGGGTCTGTGAAGATTTGCACCAGAATTTCTTGACCGTTATCCATAACGCCTATATAGACGCTGTAGTCAAATATCTGTGGTTCAGTCATCGCCTGTCCTTCTGTCGGTAATTCGACCTTAGGGGATAGGTCAAGCCTTGGGTGGGATTTCCCCAAACACCTTTAAAAATGCGGCTTTAACAAAGATCACCGAATCAGCAGCCTGTGGAGTTATCTCAATGTGGAACCAGTCGCCACCTGGTGCACCGTGGATAGTTGGCTTGTCATACTTGAGCCATGCGTAACGATCGCAACGCCATGCTCGACCTTCTGGCTCTGGAAAGTAATCCAAAATACATTGCAAGCCAAGTTCGTTGGCATTGGCAACAAGTTTGTCAATAAAGACCAACGCTTCTTTGCGTCCTGCTTTTGGGTTTTTTTCGCTTTTGCGATACGACAAATCAACAGCTCTGCCTGTCGCGTGAACCGACAAAGAACCAGGCTTACCGCGCATGTCACGCTGACCCCAAGACCCGTTATTCCAAAGCGCGCCATTAGACGCTGCGATTGCTTGCTTTATCCATTCGTTCATGCCGGCACGTGGCGCTGGTGATGCGCCGTCAGCGTTGCCTATGTAGTCGCGTGCGTTTGGTACGCCAGCCTTAGCCTTTGCTACTGCCACGACCAAACTTCATGTCTTTAGGGTTGAAGTAACGCAATGCTGTTGGGCAGACCGCGCCGATCGCAGCTGCTAACAATGCGGATGGGTCGGTGTTGCCTGTTACTGCTAACGCAACTACCGCGGCGAGCATTGAACGACCGTATGAGGCGAGCATTGCTTTGTCTTTATCCTTCAACATCTTTGGCTCCTTCTTTCGCTTTTGACTTTAGCCCGTTGCTGGCAACTAATCCTGACAACGTGCCAGTCATAAAGACGGTGAGGGTTGATAGCAGGTCTATAAAGGCGGCGTCGTTGGGGCTTTGATGGCCGATCGGTTGGGTTACAAACATCAGCGCATAAACGAATCCGATGACCGTAATGGCAAACACGCTTGCAAGAATGATTCCGACGATCACAATTAGTCGAGCGTGTAGCTCTTCAGGCTTCAGTCTTGGTCTCATAAATCAGGTCTTTCGTGCACGTTCCAGATGGGTTGCAAAGCGGTGGTTCGCATTCTGGTTTCTTCCAGTTCGCTGCGTCTTGGCATGGATAACGGTATGAGCCGTTATAACCGCATCCAGCGCAACCCCACAAGACGACCGCTATTAGCGCGCCGTAGCCGATGAGGTAACGCCATTTCATGCAGGGCGTGTTGGGAACTTAATTTTCTTTGGGTCAGCGTTGTTGGCTGGTAGGTCGCGCAAGGCTTGACGGTAGGTTGCCCAAGCTGCTTTGTCGGCTGTGCTGTCTGAAACTTGTGTCCAGTCGCAAGCAATTAGTTCGGCGTTGCGCCATAAACGGAAACGCTCAAAGAAATAGTCGTCGGGTACTTCGTCTGCGTTTTCGTGTGGTGCTACAAAATCTTTATAGTTCATTTATGCCGCCTCATAAATTGCGTTAAAGAAAACACGGTCACCGCTAGCAATAGTTACTGCAGGGAATTGACCAAACAAAGAACCGCCCGAACCATTGCCGTAAAAACTAGCAATAGTTGTACCACTAAGTTGAGTAGTTAAATTGTACTGTTGAGTTGTGCTTAAATCATAAACACCACCTGCACCAATAGTTAAACCGAAAGCACCACTCGTGGCAACGCTTGCTACTGGCAAAGTGATATTAATTACACTTGATGCCGTTCCACCGCTTGTGCAATTTAGAGCAACAGACACAACAACAATTTTATTTACCTGCGTGTATTTTGCGTAATCAATCGTTTTGGTTATTGCTACGCCTTGTGTAATTGCGGGTGTGTAACTAATCCACGCTTCGCCAATGGCGTTTAATTCGGCAGCTGTCAGGACATCGCCTGCTACAAATGGAAATGGGTTAGCCATAGTGTCTCCTATCCTAAAACATTGAACTGGTCAAGTGTGCCATACGTGAGGTTGTCCAAGATCAGCTCATAAACAATAACGGTCGGGGAAGTTGAGTACAGCACACGGTGGCCTGTGGAATAGTCCAGGTAGTGCTCAATGCCTTCCACGCTTAAGTCTTGGGCCAATTCGGTTGTGCCGGCACCGCTCGGAAACGTTTTTTCAATGCTGATCGTGTCGCCAATTTCTACGGTTGCCAGCGTGTCCTTTTGAGCGTCAGTCAGCATCAAAAACTTGGTTTCTACAGATGTAAACCGTGGCTCGGGTTGCGGATGGAGTAGGTAGGCAGCTGCGGTATCTATTTCTGTTTGCTGATGTAGCAGGCTGTTTGTGATGGCGCTGGTTTGCGTAAAGTATTCTGCTATTGACCCAGCGTTAGTGGCTGTCGCTGTTTTGCCGTCTAAGGCTGTGATTACAGATCGGTTGAC